GTAGAAGACACGTATCCAAATAATATTTCTAAATTTTTAGAAATTTTTAAATCTGATAAACGATGTAAATCGGATAATATTAATTGTATGTATCCTAGTTTTTTTTTAAATTAAGAAATCAATATATAATAAAATTGTATATTGATTTCTATAAATAAATTTATAAAGGCATAGATGATGATTGTACTGTATTAATAATCATTCCATCAGATGATGGCATAGTAGTTGATGATTGTCTTGTAGTAATATTCATTCCATCACTTAATGGTTGTCTTGTAGTAATATTCATTCCATCAGATGATGATTGTCTTGTAGTATTATTTGTTCCACCAGCTGTATTTCTTACAACAATATTTGTTGCATCATTTGGATTAACCATCGTATTATTTACTACATTGCCATTTCTATCAACAGTTTGACTTTGAGGTCCATCTAAACATTTATACATTTTAGCAACTCTGTCGTATACTTGATTTGGACAATTTAATTTATTTTCTATAGATTTTTTTTCTTGAATTATATCTGAACATACTTCTTGTTTAAGTTCTTTATCAAAAACTTTATTTTTACAATTTGTATTGTTTTTAAGAGAAACATCTTCAAAAGTTTTACAAGTACTAATACCTGTTTCTGCATCAACAGAAATTCCATATTGACATTTTTTTAACATATTGTCTGATTGATTTAAAATACAATAAGGTGTTGAATTTTCTTTAAAACCATTAGTAAAAGTTGCGTTTGTATCATCAATTATTAATGTTGAATTAGGTGGACAAGATAATTTTTCAGGCATAGGATAATCTACATCATCGGTTAAAACGGACATACTATATATAGTTGTTGGGAATATAGTACATACATTTGGTTTTGTAAAACCTTGTGATACATCACCTTTTTGTATTCTGAATGTAAATTTATCATTAAAAGTATAACCTTCAGGACATTTTGATGTAGTATTTGTAAGTATGTTTAATATTTTATTTTTAATGTCATCATTGTTGGTATCATTTGTGTTTTTTAATTCAGTTATAGATTGTTTAACTTGCTCATTTGTAACATCCGAACTTTGACCTTGACCCATTTTGTATATACTATATTTAAAGAAATATATATAAACAATTAGCTAAATATTTATATATATTCAAATTGAATAAATAAAAGATATTCATAATCAAGTTGATATGTTGCAATAAATTCATGTAAATTATTTCTTGGTTTTTGAAAAACATTCATAATAAATGTAAAATCTATTTGATCTATTAAACAATATCTATTAACATACCGTGGATCCTTAAATAGTATTGTATCAAATAGCTCATATTCAATATTAAGTTTAACACCAACACTATTAAAATATCGTTGTAATATAAGTATATTATCAGGAGTAAAATCTAAATTTAGTTTTTTAAATCCATATATAAGCATATTTAGGAATATTTCAAAAATATCAGATACTTTTGTAGATGGATCATGTGTATTTTGATTATTTAAAATATCAATTTCTAAAAAAATTGATTTAGGAGGTTTAGGTTGTTCTAAAAATATAGTGTCAAATATTTGAAATAAATTGTTTTGCATTTTATATATAAAATATATTCTTGTCTTAATATATGTCTCGACAAGAAGAAAAGCTTAAATATATTGACTATTCAACACATATGGATACATTATTAGAAGGTACATGTAATCAATGTAATAATAATGCATCACCTTCTAGTTATTTACCAACTGATAATGCTGTAAATACAGTAGGATTTATGCCAACCAATCGTAATTATAATTATCAAAATGCTAGTATTGAAAATAATTTATTATTTGGAATAACAAATACACAAAAAAAAGAATTAGTCGAATCAAATATGCCATCAAGAAATACAATAGAACAATTTGGAAGTATAAATTCAAATGAATTTACATCTACAATGACACCGTCTGTTGATTATAATAAGAACAATGATGTATTACAAGGTATAATTCAAGAATATGATAGAGTAAAAGATAAAGGTGAATTTTACACATTTAAGTCAACACCTAGAAGAAAGAATATTGATTTATCATCATATATGGCACCTCCGCAAAAAACGCAAGGTAGAGGATTTGGAGATATAAATATATATGAAAAAATATATTTAGGAGAACAAACAAGAAGTAATGATTATCGCCCAATTGTAAGAGATGCTGAAAGAATACCTGATGTTCCATATTATTTAACAGCATTACCAGTTTTTAATAATCTTGGTGGAGAAGATACACGATATTTAAATATGAAAAATACGAAATATTTAGGTAATTCATAATTATAAAATTTTTATTTTATAATTATATATACAAATGGCTGGAATTTTTGATAGATTACCATATGACAATTGTGCGACTGAACAATATACTACAACAACAAAATCACCTGAATTATATCAAATATTTTTACCGTATAACGAGAATTATGTAACTAGTACCCAAAATAGTGGAGCACAATTATCTCAAACATTGAAAAGCAAAGATAGACGTGTTGAGATCGAAAATGATTTATTATTAATTAATTTAACAGGAACAAGATGTGCAACAAAAAAATTTCAAGCGTGTGAACCAGCTGGTAAAAATAAATGTGAATATGAAAATGTAATTATTAATAGATTAAATGATAGACAAATCGTGCCAACAAATATGGCACCATTTGTTATGGGTAATGCAGTTTCTAAATAATAAATATAATATAAATATAAAAAATAAATAAATATTTTTTATATTTAGAAAGTATATAGAAAGGTATAGAGAATGTCAGGTATATATGCAAGATCAAAATATGATGCTCTTTTTCAAGAAGAATTAACAACACAAACAGTTAGATCAAATTATTATTCGATTAATGATGATACATGGAATAATAATAAAAAATGTGTATCTTACAATGGACCAAGATCAAACCGTACAGGTGATATAGGTGAAATTGATACAGGTGATAGAGTATTACGTGTAGATGTTGAAAGTAAATTAGCAAGAGATTACTCAGATACAAAATATATGTCAGGAAATACTTTAGAAGAAAAAAGAAAAATTTTATTATCACAGGTAGAAGAGTTTAAACCAAAGTATACTGAATGTGATTCTAGTTTAGAATTAGGTAATTCTCGATTAGAAACTGATAATAAAATTTTTAGAGAACAAGCATATAATGTTATATATGATAATATAATAGATCCTAGAGAATGGGTATATTATGGTAATAATAGAGATGGAGTAGATACAACTGGAAATAATAGATTTGGTAGAAGCAGTAGATATGATAGTAAACTAAACATTGAACAAACAATGAATGATATTAAAAAAGTAGCTAACGTACGTTCTTAAATAATTTAAAAATTATATAGTTTTATAAAATTAAAACTATATTTTCATTAAAATATATGTATGAATAATTTTATATTATTTTTATAGTATAATAATAATATGGAAGTATTAGCAATTGGTTTGTTAGGTATTGCAGGAAAATATATTAGTGAACGTTTTACAAATAACGATGATGAAGATGATGACGATGATGAAGATATAGAAAATTTTAATAATAAACCAGAATCAATTGTAAATGGATTTGATCAAAAAAACAATGTTCAAAAAAAAATGGCAGATGTTGCATTAGATAAAAAAAATTTATCGAATGATCCTAATAATAAAAATATAATACCAACATTATATAATAAACGAACATATGATTTAGATACTGAAAATAAATACATGTCATCAAATAACAATTATAACAATACAAATGGAGAAACAATGTTAGATTTATTTAAGGGTGCAAAAAATTTAATGGAAGGTCCACCCAATGAATTAACATCATTAGATGAACAATTTGAACCAATGACAATAAATAATAAAAAACCTGATGCAGCAAATATGGGTAAATTAACATTACCTAATAATTGGACTCCATATAATACTAGTGATGATGACATGACATATAAAATATTTAATAAAGATGAATTAATTCATAATAACATGCAACCTTTTTTTAAAGACAAAGGATTGTTGATTACAGAAGAAAATTCTAGAAATATGGAACAAACATTAGATTTATACACAGGTTCTTCTCGTTTCTATTATTCTAAAAAAGAAGTACCAAATATTATTGAAAATTTTGATCAAGGATTTTCTACTGCATATCAACCAATTATGTTATCTTCATATACTAGAGGTACCCCAAATCAAGTTGATTTAATACAAGATAGATATTTTTCAGGTAAAGAAAAACGTAGTGATCGTCCATTTGAACAAGTTAATGTAACACCTGGTGTTAATATATCTCCGTATGAAGATAGTAAAATTGGTTTCCAAGATCCTTATGTACCACCAACAAGAACAATTGATGATTTACGACGAAAAGATAATCCTCAAATATCTAGTACACCCCAAGTTACAAAAGGTGCAAATGGTGAAGGTAATTATGGATCAATTGGTGATGTAGTAAATAGAAAACCTGTAACATATGGTGAATTAAACAAAGATTATACAATTTTACCAAGTATATCAACAGTGCAAAAACCAACTGATATAGGTAATTGGAGTTTTGATAAAAGTCATAGAGGTAATACAGAAAATTTTGAACAAGGTGTTCTTGGTCCTGGTACACAAGAAGCAGGTATTTCAATTGATAATTTTGGTAAAACACGTGATCCATTTAAACAACATTTAGCAGGATTAGATCAAACAGTACCTAATGTTGTTGTTCAACAAAATTTACCCAATTTAGATAAAAGTACATATAATAATTATGTAACTCAAAGATCAACTGCAAATGCAAACTTTACAGGTGCAATGGGTAACAATACCAATGGATTAGGCGAGGTATCTGAATATCAAGCAAAAAGTACACAAAGAGTAAATACGAATGCAAACTTTACAGGTGCAATGGGAAATAGTACAAATGGATTTGGTGATATGTCAGAATATCAAGCAACAAGTACACAAAGAGTAAATACAAATGCAAACTTTACAGGTGCAATGGGAAATAATACTAATGGATTTGGTGATATGTCTGAATATCAACCAATGAGTACACAAAGAGTAAATACGAATGCAAACTTTACAGGTAGTATGGGTAATAGTACCAATGGATTTGGTGATATGTCAGAATATCAACCAACGAGTACACAAAGAGTAAATACAAATGCAAACTTTACAGGTAGTATGGGTAATAGTACTAATGGATTTGGTGATATGTCACAGTATCAAGCAATGAGTACACAAAGAGTAAATACAAATGCCAAATTTACAGGTGCAATGGGAAATAGTACAAATGGATTTGGCGATATGTCACAATATCAAGCAATGAGTACACAAAGAGTAAATACAAATGCAAACTTTACAGGTAGTATGGGTAATAGTACAAATGGATTTGGTGATATGTCTCAATATCAAGCAATGAGTACTCAAAGAGTAAATACGAATGCAAATTTTACAGGTAGTATGGGTAATAGTACAAATGGATTTGGTGATATGTCTCAATATCAAGCAATGAGTACACAAAGAGTAGATACTAATTCTAATTTTATGGGTGGTATGGGAAATAATACAAATGGTTTAGGTGAAGTTTCATTATATCAAGCAATGCCAACTAATAGAATTATAAGTAATAATTTAATTGGTTTACCTGTATCTCAAATAGGTGGTAATGGTCATTACTCAACTGTAACAACACCTATGGTAACACAACGTCAAGAACAAAATACATCATTTATTGGTCCTATTGCTGGATCAAATAGTGTAAATTCAACATCTACAGGTTCAGGTGAAAGAAATATGTATTTTAGAGATACAAAACAAAATTTACTTGCACGTAATAATCCAACTCCTGTAAATGCATATCAACCACCAAATAGTGGAACAAGTGGTCAAGTAGAATTAAAAAATTTTCCATCTACAATGATGTCATCAACAGGTTTTTTACCTTCGACAAATTATTTGTCATTTAATTCACAAATTAAAAATATTCCAATACCAACAACATATCCAAATTATTATCCACCTGATATGATGCATAATAATCCATATATTAATAATATACAATATAAAACAAAACCAAATTATGTAAAAAATAATACAATAGAAAAATCATTTAATCAATTTAGTAATGATAAATTTGTATCTCCACAAACTATTCCAACTGTTAGTAGATAAAATAAATATATATTAAATTATATTTATTTTATAAATAAATTATGGGTGCAAATTAGTAATGTTTTTGTTTTCTTCACTCGAATCGTCTAATGAATTGATGTATTCATCCAAGTCTTTTTTCTTAATTGCTTCATAATGTTTTGAAATAATATTCATAATATAATGATATCCATTATTTATATCACTGATTGTTTTACCACCTGTAATGATAATACTACCGGATTGAAATATAAATATAGATACATTATCATTATCATTAATATAATGACGAATATTTACACATGCATGACTATTTGGATCGTATCTGCATTTAATCTTTTCAGCTTTTAATATTTGAAATAGTATATCACGATTAATTTTAAATGGTACACGACAATTACTATTTATCATTCGAATATTAAATTCAGTAACTTTAATATCTGCAGTTTTTTCAATAAAAGTAATCATTGTATTTGGTACAATAGGTGTATTAATGAATTCAGGTAGTAATGTATTTGTATTATCTGTTACAATTGTATTTGTATTAATTGGATTTAATATTTTTGAAAATAATTTATCAATGATAATATTACATTCATTAATTTTTTTAATACCGGTCATTTGTAATGACCCATTTTTAAATATTTTAAGATTAATATAACGATCAGGTTCTAACCGAATATACGCAGTTACTTGATTAAAGAATTTAAATTTACTTCTTTTAATTTTTAAATTATTATAAAATGATTTAATTTCATTATAATGTGATGATAATTTTTTAGGTTTTTTCTTATTTTGTGTAGAAACATTTTCATTTTCTGATTCAGATTCAATTTCGGAATCTTTGGGTGCCGGAGGTAAATATGCAATATTATTACCTAGTTTAATTCTAACCCATCCATTACATTTAAATCCAATAATATTTTCATCTAATTTAACATATTTATATATATCAAGTAAATTAAATTTACAATTTAATTTTAATGTTGTTGTAATTGTTGATATTGATATTTGTGGTAATATTGAAACTTCATTTGTATGAAAATTGTTTATCCAACTCATTTCTTTATATGTTATATTTGTATATCTTTATATATATACTATAATTCAATTTTTATAGAAATTGAAATAAAGATTTAATATACATAATCTTCTAATAATAAATAATAAAATGGGTTATTTAGAAATTATATTTGGACCAATGTTTTCAGGTAAAAGTTCAAGATTAATTCAAATTAGTAGAAAATATAAAACATTAAATCAAAAAATATTAATTGTAAAACCAATTATAGATAATCGATATTCAGAAAGATCAGAAATAGTAACCCACGATAAAATTACAGAACCATGTATGTTATGCAATGATTTATGTGTAATAGTGAATATTATTGATAAATACGATGTTATATTAATAGAAGAAGCTCAGTTTTTTCCAGAATTATATACATATGTAGTTGAATGGTGTAAAACAAAACATGTATATGTAGCAGGATTAAATGGTGATGCAAAAAAACAATTATTTGGTGAAATATATAAATTAATTCCACATGCAGATGAAGTTATATTTATGAAAGCATTGTGCAAAATATGTAATGATGGAACTTCTGCAGTTTTTACACAAAAATTAATATCGTCAAATAATAATGTAATACAAGTTGGTGGAGAAAACATATATAGTGCTGTATGTAGAAAACATTTTACATAATGATATAAATATATGTATTGTATATTTATATGAATATATTATCATGGGACGTTGGTATTAAACATTTGGCATATAATTTATCTGAATATACTATGAATTTAGAAACAAATAAAATTGATTTAAATATTAAACAATGGAATATAATTAATTTATCATTAGAAAAATGTAGTTTTTGTGAAAAAGATGGAAATTATTTATTTGAAAATAATTATTATTGTGATGATCATTGTAAAAAAATAAGAGTTAAACATTATTGTTATATATCAGAATGTACAAATAAAGCTAAATACAATATAGATATAGACAGCAACACTGCTGAAAATAAAATAAATAAATATATATGCGAAGAGCATGGACCTAAGACATATAGTAATGATAGTTCTATCGAATTTTTAAAATTAAAATTAATAGAAAAATTAGATAAAATAATATTTGATAATTTTTCAATAGTATTAATTGAAAATCAACCAACATTTAAAAATCCAAAAATGAAAGCAATAGCAGATACATTATATGCATGGTTTTTAATTCGAAAAATAGTAGATGAAAAAATAATATTACCATGTAATATTAAATTAATATCACCAGGTAGAAAGATAAAATTATTTGATCAAGAAAATAATTTAGAAGAAATTGAATTAAAAGATAATCTAGGTGAAAATAATTTAGAAGAAAATAATTTAGGAGAAAATAAAAAAAAGAATATTAAATTAACATATTCAGAGAATAAAAAAAGATCTATTGAATTCTGTAAAAGTATACTTAATGAATATTGGAAAAATATATTATATACATATACAAAAAAAGATGATTTAGCTGATTGTTTATTACAAGGATATTCATATTTTATATCATTAAAAGAGAATAAACCTAAAAAAATTAAAAAGATTAAATCTAAAAAATAATTTTTCAAAAAATATTATATGAATAAAAATATATATAATATTTCTTCGATTATATTTTTAGTATTAATATTAATTATATCATATATATATATGAGTTTACCTGATAATATAACAATTCAATCCGGAGGTATGACACCATCTGAATGTATTCCTTTTTCATATAAATATAGATATGTTTTCTATATAGTACCTATTATTTTAATAATTTTTATTGTTATTTATAAAAAGAAATGTGATGAAATTAATGCAATGACATATGAAGAATATGGTAAGATATTTTTCTCAAAATTTGTAAAATATTATAATGGTAATAAAGATGGGTCATTATCGAAGGCTGATCAAGATTTATATGATAATGTACTTAAAAATGCAGCACCAAATGGTCCAGTTGCTGAAGATTCATTACAATTTTGTAATTTAGTTGCACCTTGTTCTTGCTGTGATGTACCGGGATATTTATATCCCGAAAAATGTTGTCAAGTACCAGGATATAGTGATCCAAATAAAGTATGTTCTAAATAATAATTATATTTTTATATTAATTTTAATATAAAAATATTTAGGTTAAATGGATTATAATGTTTAGTAGATAATAATTTGTATATATTTTATTTATAATAATTTATTAGAATTTTTTCAAATATTAATTTATGAATAATAGTTTAATAAATACAAATACTTCTATATTAATATTAGTTATTGCAATTTTAATATTCGTATATATGAATATTAATGATAAACCAGAAAATACAACTCAAGCAGGTGGTATGGATTGTAATCCATATTTAGAAGAAGTAAATAAAATGATTAAGGGAGATATATTATATAGTATATTATTAGGTGGACCTCAATTATATGCATTTATAGTTGTAATATTAATTCTAGTAGTGTTTGCATTAAAATATGGTATATTATCAACTAAACATGATGGTCTTCTATTTTTAGGATATCAAGTATCACCTGTTTATACAATTAATGATTATTCATTAACATTTTTTAAAATGTTTAATGATGTAACTAAACAAAAATATGTTTATGCAAAGCATCCTGGTCAACATAATGATTCAGTATCACAACGTGATATTGATAATTTTGAAAAATTTGCAGAAGAAATTAAAAAACCTGATCTTAAAAAATATGTAGATGCATTTTGTGAAGTAGCTCACCCATGTAATGATTGTCTCTGTCCAGGAGCAAATAGTGATAAATGTAAACCAACCGAAGAAGCACAAAAAGTTATAAATCATAAATTAAATGATAAAATGTATAATAATTTCTTTGGAATTGTACCAAATTGTTGCTGTGCAAAAGTAAATAAAATAAATATTCCTGGTTGTACACCAACAACAACAACAGTTGAAGGTGTTGATAAAAATGGCAATCCAACAACTGTAAGTTCAACACCTGATGAACCATGTGAAGATAAAAATGGACCAATTAATTGTAGCGATCCAAAAATGGTTGCTGATCTTAACAGACTTGCAAGACCTGTACCATTATTACAAGAACTCAATGCAGGTGTAAAATAATTTAATTAATTTTTATTTATTTAATAAATAAAAATTAATATTCAATATTATTCTTTTTATAAATAATATTATATCCAAAATCTCTCGTTATATCATCATGTAATAATTTTATTGAATTTATTTTGGTATCATTATTCCAAATTTTAATAATTGTATTATTGGAATTTCGTAAATTTATAGATAATCCTGTAATTATTTTTGATTCATCATGTTTTTCATCTTTAAACATATTTTCAGATAACATTCTAATTGCTAATTTTTGCCAAATATTAAAATTACGATGTGTTTCTGTTAACTTAATTGACCAACATCCTCCATTTCTATTTTGAGGATCTTCCCAAATAGGATTTACACCATCTCTCATTAAGAAAAAATTTTGATTATTAATACCACCGATATATTCAATATTATTATGTAGATCCCAAAAATCAGAAATAGTATTAATTGTAAATATTTTACGATATCCACTTGTTTTCCAATTGTCTAATTCATGATGATACCATAAATGCCATGGAGTATTAAAACTATTTTGAGAAATATTTATATTAGTTGTACTCATTCTTTAGTAATTATAGTAAAATCTTTTTATATATAAATAAAATTTCAATATTTATAAAATTTTATAACATAAATGAGTGGAATAAAAGTACTTAAGTAGTTATTAATAAAAATTGATAAGTATTCTATTTAATAATTTATTTAAAAAATCAATATATAAATATAATATGACAGAAAGGTTTGATGAAATTATTACAATTGATCGTATAGAATTTACATTATTTGGTAATCAAGAAATCAAACGTGCATCTGCTGTAGCAAATGATACATATGGTATAAATATAGCTGAAACATATGATTTAATGGAACCTAAACGAGGTGGTTTAGTTGATCCACGATTGGGACCAGCAGATTGTCAATTTATGTGTGCTACATGTGGATTAGAACATAAATTATGTCAAGGACATTTTGGTCATACAGAATTAGCAGAACCTGTGTGGCATCTTGGTTTTATAAATATTATAAAAAATATATTAGGTTGTATTTGTATTCGATGTTCTAAATTATTGTTGCATCCAACTAAACCAATTGAAGAAATTAATAAAGTTATTCGTAACAAATATGGTAAAATACGATTTGCAGAAATAAAAAAATTAACATCGGGAATGAAATATTGTCAACGACAAGATTATTCATGTGGAGCACCTGTTCCAATCATTACAAAAAGAATTTCTTCAACTACAGGTACAATTCAATTACAAGCTGAAACAGAGTTATCAGGTGTATCTGAAGAAAATGGTGGAAATGAAACTGGTAAAAAAAGGATTATCGAAATTTTAAAACCAAAAGTAGTATACAATATATTAAAAAATGTATCAGATTTAGATTATCAGATTATGGGATTTGATACAGAAAAGGCACGACCTGAAGATATGATTATTATTAATTTTCCAATTCCACCAATTGCAATAAGACCTCCTGCTAAAAGAGATTTCTTATCTACAAGTGCATTTGAAGATACATTAACACATAAATTAGCAGATATTATTAAAAGTAATATTAAAGTACGAAAGTTTATTAATAAAGAAACAGTATTGGGTGAAGAAGTTAAATATAGTGATGATTATATTCGTAATTTACAATATCATATTGCAACATATTATAATAACGAAGAAATATCATTACCGATATCACAACAGAAAACTGGTGGTAGACCAATTAAATCAATTACAGATCGAATTTCTGGTAAAACAGGAAGAATTCGATTAAATTTAAATGGTAAACGAGTAGAAGGATCTGGTCGTGCAGTTATTACATCTGATCCTAGTATTGGTATTGATGAAGTAGGTATTCCATTAAGAATTGCAATGAGTATTCCATTTCCTGAAGTTGTTACTGCTGAAAATTATGATAAATTAACGCAGTTAGTAAAAAATGGACGAGATATTTATCCAGGTATTAATAAAATTGTTAAAAAGAATGGAGTATCATATGATATTAGATATAGAAGTACAACTATGAAATTACAATATGGAGATATTGTAGAAAGACATTTAATTGATGGTGATTATGTATTATTTAATCGTCAACCTAGTTTGCACAAATTGAGTATGATGGGTCATAAAGTGAAAGTAACAATGAACAATTCATTTTCTACATTTCGAATGAATCCAAGTGCATGTAAACCATATAATGCAGATTTTGACGGTGATGAAATGAATGTATTTGTACCGCAAACAATTCAATCAGTTGTAGAATTATCAATGTTAGCAAATGTAACAAATAATATTATTTCACCAAAGAATACAGAGCCAATTATTCAATTAGTTCAAGATGGTGTATTAGGATCATATATATTTACAGAAAATAATCAACCATTAACATGGAATAGAGTTATGAAGACACTTATGAATACGCAACATATTGATAATACAAATGTACCAAAAAAAGAAAGTAATACATATGAATTATTAAGTTATTTGATTCCTAAAATAAATCTTTCAAGTGGAAAAGTTAATGTAACAAATGGTAAATTTATATCAGGAAAAGTAGATCATGTTTCATTAAGTGCTGCAAATGGATTTTCAAATACAATTTATGATCAATATGGAGGAGAAAAAACTCGTGATTTTATTGATAACTTGCAAAAAGTAATTTTATCATGGTTACATATGAAAGGATTTACAATTGGTATTAAAGATTGTATTGTAAAACCTGAAATTATTAAAGAAATTAAAGATAAAACAACCAAATTAATTTTGGATGTAAAACATTTAATTACAGAACAGGAAAATCATCCTGGATTATTAGATGAAGAAATATTTGAAAATAACTTAGCACAAATGTTATCTGCACATGCAGGTAATATGGGTAAAATTGTAATGGATAATACAAAATCTGATAATAATTTTTATATTATGGTACAATCAGGAGCAAAAGGTAAACCTGAAACATTAGGTAGTGTATCTAATATTGTAGGACAAACAAACATTAACAATAAACGTGTTGCTAAAAAAATCAATAATCGAACATTACCTCATTTTCATCAATATGATGATACACCACATTCACGTGGTTTTATTTCTAGTTCATATATTAATGGATTACGTCCAACAGAATTCTTTTTCCATCAGATGGCAACACGTGATGGATTGATTGACACAGCTATTAAGTCTGTAACAGGTGATACACCAATAATTATTCATGATTCAACAAAATCAAAATATGTTATGATTGGAGATTGGATTGATAATATTTTAGATATGAATAAAAATAAAGTACAACATTTTGAAGAAAGAGAAATGGAATATTTAGATATTAGTGAAATAAATAATAAAAAAATGTATATTCCTACAACAAATGCAGACGGTAATGTTACATGGGGTGAAATAACTGCAATTACTCGACATTTACCTGGAAAAGAATTATATGAAATAAAAACACTTGGTGGTAAAAAAGTAATTGTTACTGAATCTAAAGCATTACTTATTTATAATCATGATACTAAACAATTTGAAAGAATGGCAACACCCGATGTTAAACCTGGTCATTTTGTTCCTGTAACAATGAATTTACCATTACCACCTATAATTACTACTGAAATTGATATGAGTGAATATTTACCAAAAACAGAATATATATATGGAACTGAATTTATTAAGGCAGCTGATGCTGTAGAAGAAGCAATGGATGGTCGTGAACATATTCAGTCAGGTTGGTGGTCATTGAATAATGAAAAAACATTTACATTGCCTTATGATAGTAAAGCAAAATTTCAACGTGCTACCGTTAGATCTAATATGAGTAATATTAAAGAAGGATATATATATCCATTTACAACTAATCGTGAACATTCAAATATACCAGATAAATTTATTCTTAATGAAATAAATGGTAAATTTATAGGATTATTCTTAGCGGAAGGAAATGTAGATATTAAATCTGGCTATATTGGAATTACAAATAATAATAAAAATATTCAAAACTTTGTAAATTCATGGTTTGATACATGGGGATTACATCATAATTATGAATCTCATGTAAATCATATTGGTGGTACATCATCAACTATTCGTGGATATTCAACTATTCTCGCTAAATTTTTAGATTTAATTGTAGGTCATGGTGCTGAAAATAAATATGTACCTGATTTTGCATATGCTGCACCAAATGAATTTATTATTGGATTATTAAATGGATATTTTTCGGGTGATGGAACAATTACAGAAAATTCAGTTGAAGTTAGTTCTGCATCATCAAAATTGATTGATGGAATTAGTATGTTATGTACACGATTAGGAATTTTTGGAAAAGTTGGAAAAAAAATAGTAAAGTCTAATAACTTGAATACAGAAAATATATTACCTGTATATACATTCGCTATAAGATCATTGTGGGCAAATAAATTTGCAGAAATAGTACCAATGATAGATGAAAATAAAGATGCAAGATTAAAAATATTAAAGGCATCACAAAATCATAGAAATTTTACATCACAAAATGATGTTGTACTTGATGAAATTATTGAGATTAATCTAATTGATGTTACCAAATATCCTAAAGTATATGATTTGACTATTCCTAGTACATTAAACTTTGGATTGGCAAATGGATTACATGTAGTTGACACTGCTGATACTGGATATATCCAACGTAAATTAATTAAGGGTATGGAAGATTTAATGATTACGTATGATGGATTAGTAAGAAGTGCAAATAATCAAATATTACAATATTTTTATGGTGGATCAAATTTAGATCAAGTAAGACAAAAACCTGTAAAGATTAAATTAATGACAATGAATAATACTGCAATACGTGAAATGTTTGTATTTAATAAAAATGAATTAAAAAATGTAAAAAATAATCAAAAAATAAGTAAATTAAATGAAGAATATTATAATAAATTAATTGAATTTCGAGATGAATTAAGAAGTATTTGTATTAAATCAACATTAAGTTATATTACATTTATTGATGTATTCAAGTTACCTGTAAATATATTTCGTATTATTAACAGTAATATTGATAAAGAAAGTAAAGTAGATTTAGAATATGAAGATGTAATACGTACTATTGAAGAAATAATATCATCTGAAAATACAAAATTATTTTGTATGAATATTAATGATAGAAAAATGGATAGTTATCGAAAAAATTTAGAAACTACAAATAAATATCTATTCATAATTTCAATATATGAATATTTAGCACCTAAACGATGTATATTAGAATATAAATTTACAAAGAAAATATTAGAAAATGTAAAAAATCAAATTATAAATGCATTTAATAAAGCAACAGTTGATCCAGGTGAAATGGTAGGAATTGTTGGAGCCCAAAGTATGGGTGAACAAACTACACAATTAAATTTAAATACAAAACATTCAGCGGGTTCATTAAAAAAAGGAACTCAAGGTGTTGCAAGAATGAACGAAATATTGAGATGTACTCGAAATATTAAAACACCAATATTTTATATATATTTAGATAAAAAATACAGACATGATAAAGAGAGTGCATATAAAATTGCATCATATATTAGTTATTTAACATTACAACATATTGTAATTAAAGGTGATATTGGTTATGATCCTGATATTAAAAATGGATTTTTACAATCAGATAAAATTGATGTTAATTCAGTAATGCAAATTTATGATGTTAAATTAGAACTTAAAAAATTACCATGGATGTTTCGATTTAGTATTAATAAAGAAATGTTGTATGCTAAGAAATTAAAATTAATAGATATCAAAGTTCAATTTGTAAAATTTTGGAGAAAAAAGATTTATGATAGTAAAAATATTACAAAACTAGAAAAAGAAATATTTAGTAGAGTTGTAAATTGTGCAATATTATCTAGTAATGAAAATGATATAAATCCAATTATTCATATTAGGATTGAATTAAATAATTATGATATTAATAAAATAATAGAATTACAAAATTATATATTAACATCATTTAATTTGAAAGGCTTTGAAGGTATTACAAATATTGATGTAATATCACAATCACAAATTGAAATTGATGATAATGGTGAAATTAAAAATGAAGATCAATATATTCTATTATCAGATGGTATTAATATGTCTGGTATCCGTAGTATTACAGGTGTTGATCATACAAGAATATTTACAAATGATATGTATGCGATTTATACACATTTTGGAATTGAGGCAGTAAGAAATGCATTAATTAATGAAATTACAGAATTGATTAAAGTTAACTATCATCACATTGCATTATTAGTAGATGTTATGACACATAGTGGTACATTAATATCAATCGATAGACATGGTATTAATAGACAAGATACAGATCCATTATCAAGAGCATCTTTTGAAAAAACAATGGAACAATTTTTAAATGCAGCGGCGTTTAATGAAACAGATAAATTAAAAAGTGTTTCATCAAGAATTATAATTGGAAGAATGATTAATGGTGGTACAGGATACTGTAATTTAATGATGGATAATGATATATTAGAAAATACTGAAATTAACGTACAACCAGGAACTCAAGAAGATTCAGGTATTATACTAGAAGAAAATACAATTATTGATGATTTAATGAATAAAGATAGTAATATTTTTATTGTATAAAAAATGAAAATTATTTTATTTAATATATAATTTATTATATATTAAATATCAAATGGATGAATTTAATACTATTTTTAATGACGAGAATAATAATATGAATATTACTGATATTATTGAGAATGAAGTTGATGATATTTATATTGTAGATAATTCAAAGGATAGTAAAAATAAAAATACAAGATTTTTAAATATAATTTATTATTTGGGATTAAATTCGAACATTAATTATCCTCTACATATCATAATTAATGGTATAATTGAATTGCATACATATGAAGAAAAAAAAACTCATTACCATAGTTATTATAAATTTAATACTTCTAGCATCTCTCAAGAAATTAAGAAAAATTTATTTGATTTTAATAAAGAAAAGTATTCATCATATGAAATAAGTCGTGCAGTTAAAAGAGCATATCATTATTATAATTTGGATAATGTAGTTTATAAATATTCTATTAATTCAACAAAAAAACAAAAAATAAATGTATTAGGATTCAATTATAATAATCCGCGATGGGTGCCATTGAATTCTTATGACATTGAATAAAATATTTCTTTAATTTAATAAAATAAGAATTTGCATACAATGAATGAGTATAGATTTTATCATTGTTACCAAAAACCATTTACAATAGTTTGCTATCTTGTAGATAATGAAACTTACCATCTGAACCAAACTCTCGTCTTTTATTTGTTTCTAAATATGTACCAAAAGTATTGGATACACTTATATTGAATTATAAGTATTATCAAAGTGTTACAATACAATATTGATAATTTTATATATTAAAGATATATTTGGTTAAATAAACATATTAAAATAAGAATTTGCATACAATGAATGAGTATAGATTTTATCATTGTTACCAAAAACCATTTACAATAGTTTGCTATCCTGTAGATAATGAAACTATCTTACCATCTGAACCAAACTCTCGTCTTTTATTTGTTTCTAAATATGTACCAAAAGTATTGGATACACTTATATTGAATTATAAGTATTATCAAAGTGTTAGAATACAAAATAAATAAGAATAAATATACTATACAAGATATTATAATGAGTTTCTACGTAAATACATGCAAAATTGAATAAATCCTTCCTTTAATAAAAATTGATAATTTTTTATTTTAAAGATATATCTTTATAAATAAACATAATAAACAAAGATAATCAATATGGCAAGCAAGAAAAACCAAAACATTGTATCCTATGAAGATGTCGATTTTTCGCAGTTAATGATTGAAGAGGTAAAAGAGAATGAATACTCTAAATACCAGTTACTATCGTTACCTAAATTTAAATATTCGAATGGTGTAATGGGTATGCTTTATCTGAAAACACCTATGATGAATTATACAATTGGAGGATTTCCACCTGCCAAGGATAAAGAAGGTAATGAACTATTTAAGGATGAAAGTGAACGAGCGAAGTGGCGTTGTTATTTAGGTAATACTCCTGAAGAGAAAAAAATGTATGAAAAAATGGTAGAATTACAGGATAAATTAATTAAAGAAAAATCTCTAATTGTTGGTAAAAAAGATGAGAAAAAATTTGAATTGGAGAATATAATTGGAGAGACATCTGATAAAGAGGGTAATCCTATGTATTATATTCGTTATAATTTCCGTACTAATAATCCACCAAATAATGCACCCAAAGAAATTACTACTAGTTTTTTTGTAACTGGTAATCCTGATCCGATATCAATTAAATCTGTATCTGAATTTGAATCTAAATTTCGTCGTGGTACATTTAGGTATCGAATGATTATAAGTTTGAATAAAGTTTGGCGTCAGAAAAAGTTGCCTGGTAAATATGGTGCATCATTTAAAATTGAGCAAATGCAAATTGAGCAACGTGATGATATTCCTGATATGAATGGAAATATTAATATGAAAAATCTATTTCTAAAATCACAATTTGATGATGATGACGAAGAAGATACCAAAGATACCGGTGTAAATAATATTACAACTAAAACATCAAAAATGTTAATCAAAGAAGACATTGAATCAGCTGATGCTGATGATGAAGATAATGCAGATGATGACGATGAAGATGAAGACACTAAAAAACTTGTAACAAAAATGGCTGAAAAAAAGAAAGTAATGCAAGAAATTGAGGATGATGATGAAGAAGAAGAGGATGAGATTAAACCAACTAAAAAATCGGTAGCAGCTAAGGCTAAACCTGTTCGTCGTAAGGCAACTGCGAGTTCATCTAGTTAATAAATTTACAATTATTTTATAATTTTACAAATATAAAAAAATATTTATAAAATTAAATAAATGCAATATTTACCACATCAATATAATTTAGATAATATTATATATAGTATACCAGAAGAAATAGATGGAAATAGAATTATAAAAATATATGATAATAAACTGGGTAAACCATTATATATTCAAACACCAGAATTAACAAATATATTTGGTGCGATTAATAAAAATAATTATTATGAATTATTATTACCATTAGGTGGTGTTAGTTGTTTATTATTTAAACAATTTTTATTTAATTTACAAAATAAAATATTATTTGATACAAATATTCATAAAAATGTATGGTTTCAGGATCAAAAAAGTGTTAAATTTATACCAATAATAAAAGAAATTAATAAAGATGTTACATCAACAATGGAACAAACTGAAGAATTATATAAATGTGATGATGGTATGTTAAAAATAAAAGTAACAAATAATACAATTGTGAAAAAGGAAAATGTAGAAATTAGTATAAATGAATTAACAAAAAATAATAAAATAAGAATGATTATACAGATATATGCGATATGGATTAATAAAGTAAATAATAAATTAACATTTGGTATATATCTTAAACCTGAAATAATAGAAGAAAAAAATAGTTATAATTTATCATTTATTGAAGATAAAATATTATGTGAATCTGATGATGATTGTGATGAGTCATATAAAGATATATATGAAGAACCGGAAAAAGAATCAGAAGAAGAATCAGAAGCAGAATCTGGAGAAGAATCAGAACAAGAATCAAATAATAATTAATAGTAAGGGGATAGGGGATACATTATGAAAATATACACATATATTTTCATATTGATAATTCATATAAAAATTTAATTTATTAATGTATAATTACATCAAATATTCACAGAAATACCTTCGTCATATTTTTTAAATGTTTTACCCATATTTGATGAAAAAATACGTCTTTTTTGTGAGGATGGTGTATCATGTAATGTAGCAGTCATATCTTTAACAATATTATTATAATTTTTATCAATATAATCTAATACATTATATTGTATTGTCCATTTAAAAAAGTTTAATTGACTAATATTTGTCATAACACATTGTGAATCTGATACTTTAAATAAAATACGATCTTTACCTCTACAAAATGGATCAATATATTTTTTTCCATATGCATTTAATTGACTTCTATAATGGTTATATATATTAATATAACATTCTTCATTATTTTCTTTAATTTTGTATGTAATTTGATATTTTTTTGAATAATTTGTAACGAACCAATCAATAACTCGGAGTGATATTTTTGATGTTCCGGTTATAATAGGTAGGATTTTAACAAATTTATCTTCAGTAAAAAATCGTTTTAGTGATTGTAATAATAATTCATTTTTTCCTTCTATTTTAAAATTATTAATTTCATCACGTAATTTTGTATCACTATCTGTTTCTGTGTTTATAATCTTTTCCATGTATATACTATACAATAGTATCGTTTTTAAGTAATTATTTATATTTTTAATTTAATTGTAAAAATAAAAATTGACAATAAAAGTTCTTAGCAATAAACTACATAAAGACAACAAACAATAATATATTATAAAATAGAAAATGTCTTCCACTAAAGCAACCAAAAGCAAAAAGCAAGCCGAAGTTGAAATGAAATCTGAGCCTGTCGTTGAAACCAAGCCAGACATTGTAGAAAATGAGAATGATAATGATAATGAAGATATGGAAGAATCCAAAAAGGAATCATTTGATGATATTCTTGATCAACTCCTTGAAAATCACAAAGAAATTCGTCAAAAACAACTCGTAGGAAGCCAATTGCTTGTTAAATTACGCCGTGCTCACAATCAAGAGATGCGAAAACAAAATGCAAAAAAAAAGACTCGCAAAGCAGTCGTTGATAGTGGTATTCTAAAGCCTGTTCCTCTCCCTGATGAAGCAAAATATTTCTTAACTGATATTGGTGTAACTATTCCTGAATCTGGACTAATGCGTCGCACTGAACTCAGTGGTGAGATTTATACATATGTAAAAGCAAACAGCTTGTATAAACCTGATCCATCTAAAGAAACAGGATTTGATAAGAAAGTAATTATTCCTGATGCTAAACTCCGTAAATTGTTTTCCTTAGCTGCAGATAAAACACTTGATTTTAGTTCTATTAATGTAAACCTTGCAACTATTTACCGCAAGGCACGTGAGATGGCTGCAGGAGTAACTACGACTTCAGCTGCCCCAGTGCCAGTTGCTGCACCCAAAGCTGCTGCAGCACCTGCGAAAAAGGGTAAATCTGCTAATGCAAATGCGTAAAAATACAAAAGTATAAAACACAATAAAAAATACAATAAAAAATTAATTTAAAATAAAATAAAATAAAAAATAATAATAAATTATTTTTTATTTTTATTAAATATAAATATATGAGTAATTTAACTGTAATATTATCAGTATTAATAATAATTGTAATATTTATATATTATTTAACGATATCAGTAAATAAACCAACTGATATAGTATTATATACACCAACATATACACCGACATACGTACCAACATATACACCAACATATACACCAACATATACGCCAACATATACACCAACATATGCACCAACATATACACCAACATATGAACCAACATATACACCAACATATACACCAACATATGCACCAACATATACACCAATATATGAACCAACATATGCACCAACATATGCACCATATGATATAACACAATATACACCAATATTAACAAAAATAAATAATAATAATCATACATGGACAAAAATAGCAAATTCAGTAGATGGTAAAATTATAGCTGCTCTTTCTAGAGAAGGTTTTTATGTAAGTATTGATTCAGGTATTACTTGGGATACATATACTGTATCTGA